GTATCGTTGATCTTCAGGCCCAGCGTGTTGTAAACGCGGACGAGGAACTCGCTGGTGCTCATGGCGCTGCCCTGCGCCGTTCCTGCCGCGCCCTGAATCTCCGGCGTGAGCATTTCGATCGACGGTGTAAACATCTTCCCGATCAGCACGCGCTTTGCAGTCCGAGGAAGCACCACGTTTCCGGCTGTCACCGTGAAGTCGCCCATGTCCACACCATCCGCCAGGACGCGCACGGTCTCATTCGGCAGATGCGCAACGGCCCATGTCGCCGTCCCGCTGGCGTTGTCCGCCGTGATGGCACAGTCCAGTTGAAATCCCCACGAATAAGGTTCGCCGGCGATTGGGAATGTGTTGCTGTCCGGGGATACCGTCCCGTAGATCGGGTACCAGTCCGGCCGCATGCGCTCGATGAAGCGCTTCACTGCTACATTTACCACGCGGCGCACGATCAGCCATACCTGTTCGCTGTCGCCGGCCGGCATGACGGCCACGGATTCGACGGCGCCGCCCACCTCATGCCGGTTGAACGCGATCATCTCCAGTTCGCGGTCGAAGCTGCACGATATCAGCCTGCCGTTTTTCAACCAGGCCCACAGGATCGGCTCTGGTTCCTGCTGAAATGCCAGCCCAGCTATACCGGTCTCGGTGATGTGCTCGGCCAGGGTTGTGATGTCAGGTGATTTGTATCCGTCCTCGTTGAAGTCGTAGCCCATCGCGCGCAACTTGCGCAGCGCGCGCTGCACGAATACAGTTTCTTTGCCGACTTGCACGGGCTTCACGTTCGCCGAGCCATGAGGCGACTGCACCTTAACCTGCACGTTTGTAGGCGTGATCGGCTTTTCTTGTCCGCCTTGCATGGAATACTCACCGCCGTAGGTGTTTATGAGTAAACGCCGTGCGGACGTGATGTAGTTGATTGGATTGGATTGCGTGCTCGCAAGAGTGAAGGTAAAAGCGTCATCGTCTGCGATACCACTGGTGAAATCCAGCAGTTCACCGAGCCTGCTTGCGAATATGGTTTGCGGGTTCCGCAGCGTCCCGCCAGTGATAAGCCGCTGTTCGTGCAACGCCCCTGTGCGCGGGTAGCCGTTCGTCGAATTCCATACCGCGCTTTCGAGCGTCCACGCAAGCCCAGGCGCGGCCACCGCGGAAGCCAGTTCCTTCACGATTACGCCGTTCATGATCAACGCGCTGGTGTAAGTCAGCAGCTTCACCAGCCCGCCGTTCACCACCACGAATTTACCCACGTCCGCCGCGCGCCAGCCGTTATCAGAAAGCGTCATGGTAACGCCAACGCCCACGGGTGTAGCCACCGATGGCGTCAAGGTAGTTTGTGGACTGGAATCCAGATTCCATGTTCCCGATGCAATGGCGGTGCCGTCGAAAATCACCTTCACTTCGCCGGCCACTACCGTTGTATTCGTAAATCCGGTAATCACGAATAGGCCTGCATTTTGCGTGATGGCGCGGCCCACGTCAGACGCGAGGAATACCGCCGCCCCTGCTGTCATGGTGCGCCCCACGCCTACCGTGTTCGCGGATAGCGTCAGCGCCGCTGCGGGGAAGTCGCCTTGCTCTGAAAATGGGGTGGTGGTGAATGGCGCCGGGGAAATATCCCACTTCTGATCGCCAAAGGTTCGGAGGCGGTGCGGATAAACGTCATTGTCAAATAGATACATCTCGTTCTCGCCTTGCGCGTAATCAAGGCGTTGAGCAAGAGCTTCTGTGTAGGGCGTGACAATCTCATAGGGCGCTCCGATTTGCGTCCCATCGGGTTTGAAAAAACGCATGTAAAGATCGCCCGCCTCGATCATGTATGCGTTGTCGCGGTCGATGATGTAGGGAATCAGCCGCGCTTTCTTGTCGTGATTCTTGGCGTTCGCAATCCACTGCGTCCCGTCCCGCTTGCGTGCTCCACCCAGCGCCGCGGATATCACGTTTTGCATGCGCTTCGCCGCATTCGGGTAACGCGCGATGTCCACGCGGCCCGCCGCCTTGAGCGATAGTTCCCCGGCGCTGAAATTACTCTGTAGTTGGTGAATCTTCGGCATTACCGTAACCGGCTTTGCAACAGCGGGAAGTCGCCCAGTGTCTCAGGCGGATTGTCCTGCCCATCAATGGCACGCGCACCTTTCAACACTCTCTGCACGATCTCTTGCGCGTTCGCCTGCTGCGTCGTGGACTTGGTAACCGCATACGCCAGCGTTGCAATCATCACTTGGCTCATGGCATCAATCAGCAGCGTGTCCCACGTGGCCTCTATGGAATTGCGGTAGATGTATCGAAGCCTGCATACCTTTGAGTCCATCAGAATCTTGCGGCCCTCGGCCTCAAAGGGACCGCGGTCGCTCTCCGTTCCAACGCTCAGCGTTCGCAGCCAGTCGCCGGGCAACTGAAACGAATACGCCCAGCCGAACGCCGGCGGATCAACATCCGGTGATAGCACCACGCGCTTTTGCGCGCAGTTCCACGTATGTGCCCGTAATACGGCATCGCGCTTTTGACCGTAGAGATTCGCCACCAGCCGTGTGCGGTCATCGTTTGCATCGAAGGATGCAATGGGCTTATCTCCCAGCACTAGCAGAGCGTTCGAGCAGATCGATACGTCGGTTGCATCAGCCATGATTCACACCTGTAAAAAAGGCCGGCCCACCAAAGGCGAACCGGCCCGACCCCTTGAAAAAACGCTTACGCGCCGATGTAGTCCACTTCTACGCGCACCAACTGGTTAGCGGCCAGCACCGCACCGGTTGCAGTCAGATACACCTCGGCATCATCAGAGACAACCTGATTCACACCCGCCGCGATGTAAGCGCCGTTGCCGGCGTCTACACTCGTTGTGGTCGCCGTGGTGATCGCAATGGCCGACGCAATGGCCGTGGCACTCAACACAACACCGGTAAGGCGATTGCGCAGCCCGACGTTCATCGTACTCGATGCCGTGCCCGCACTGTTACTGACACGAGCGCCCACAACACGCGCGCCCTTGGGGATGAATACCCCACCGGCCAGCGTGTCGTTGATCGCAAGGGCGGCGAACGCAGCCAAGGTCTGCATGACCACGGTGCGCCGACGTCCCGCCTCGTTGTTGGAAAGCTTTTGACCGAGTGCGATTTTTGCCGCTTGGCGGCTGTTGAATTCTGCCATGATTGATTCTCCTTGAAGTCATTCAAAGGTTATTGAAATGCGATTTCCACGACTTTCAGATCGTCCTGCCGGCCGGCGCCATACGATGCACTCATCGACACTTGCCACAGGTCTTTTTTGTCCGGACGCCTTGCGACGTTGCCTTCCTCGAAGCCGAGCCCGAAGTGCAGGCCCGACTTTGCCCATGCGACGGTAAAGTAAGTGCTCGCGCTGAACGTGATCCCCTCATAAGGGATCCAGTTGAAGCCCATCCACTTGGAATTCACGTCGCCATCCTGAAGCATTTTCACAGCGAGAAAGTCAGCGCTGGTCAACGTGGTGTCGGCGAGAATATCTTCCAGCGCCACGCTGTTGTAGATCATGTTCAGTTCTTCGCCGGTGTGCATGTCGGCTTCATTCGCGCGAAAGATTTTCTTCGTTTGGATGATTTTGGCCTTCGTCAGGCCGGTGGCGCCGTGCGCAATCAGTTGCCCAGCCGGCAGCGTGTAGCTGGTCAGACCGTCTTTCGACGTGATCGCCCCGCGCAGCGCCGCATAGATGATCTGATCCACCTTGCGATTCTTGGCGTTCATCAGCGTTTTCATGTAATCGCCGCCGGTCACCGGGTTTACGATCATCTTGGGGATGTCGTTACGATCCAGCGGAAGGGCCTTGTAGTAATCCTTCATCACGCCCAGGCGGTTCGTGTGCTGCGGATCGCCCCACTCGGTATCGCCGTGCCGGACGGTGTTTTCGTCCAACTCAAGGGACGCCAGGTTGTTGATGGTGAAGCCGTCGCCGGTGATCGTGCCGCGGTCGGTAACGGCCTTCATCAGACGGCTTTCTGATTGCTGCGCTTGCAGGCGGATCGCCGTGTCCCATTGTTGGACAAATGCGGCGGTAATGGTATCGGACATGCTGTCTCCTAAAGGTTGAAAATTCGCCTTCAGGGTGTCCGTTGCCGGGCCTGCTACGGTCGCGCACGATGGCTATGCGTGCGCGCTGCGAGCATTCAGGGTATCCAAGCGGCCAGCTTGGGCCTGTTTGATGATTGTAGCGCTACTTTTTCATACAAAGCAAGTGCTTACATTACTGGCGCATTCCCGGCACGAGCCGCGGCTTTCGCCCGCCGCTCGAATTCGGCCCTGACTTGCGCGCTCACGCGGGCATTGTCGGGGTGCTTGGGATTGGTGTAGGCCTCGCTCTGCATCACCGCCTCGACAGACTGGCCGGCCGGCAGACTGCCGCCGCTGCTCGGTGATTTGTCCTCGACGAGTTCGGCTCCTGCTCGCGCCATCATGCGCACGATTCGCGGATCGTTGCCGTAGTCATTCATGATCCCCTCGGCATCGTCGCCACCGTAGGCCATCGCCGCTTTGTATGCGTTGCCCACCTCGGCCTTGTATTGGGCATCGGACTTCCAAGTTGTGCGCAGTTCGTTCACGCACGTTTCAGCGTCCAGCGCCTTCGCGCCGCCGACAAGTTCAGGGGCTACCCGGAAGTATTCGCCCATCACCAGATCAAACTGCGCCTGCGTCATGCCGGCCTTGTGCGCCTTGTCCCTGAATTCCGTGAAGGCTTTGTCCTTCTCGATGTCGTAGTCCTTCATCGTTTCGGGAATCTCGACCTTGTAATCGGCCACGGTCTTGGGCGGTGCATCACCGCTTCCCATGCGCTTTTCCAGCCGCGTGTATGCCTCAGCAAGTTTCAAACTCGACGCCTCCGTGTCGAGCGTGCCGTCCTCTTTCTTGACGTGATATTTCTCGGGGATGGCTGTTACTTCGGCCCCGGCCTGAAGGACGGTGCCCGGCGGCGTTGCTGCTGGTACCGCAAGCGGGGTAGCCAGTGGCGTTGGTGGCGTTGGTGGCGTTGCAGCAGGAGGTGTTCCACCAGCACCGCCATCACCAGCACCCGGTTCAGCCATCAGGCAATATCGATTAATAAACATATACTTACTCTCCTTCTTCCACCGTGACGCCATTCGCCCGGTTTATCTGGTTGGTGACGAAATCCAGCGGGTTGCGCTGGCCCAGCCGCATGTACGTCTCAAGCACCGCGTCGATGCCGCCCTTCGCCACCGGAGGCCGCACGAAGCGCAGGATCAAATCTTCCAGGATGCGCGCGCCGCGGCGGTCGATCTCGAACAGGTCGGCATAGTCCTGCGCGGTAGGTCTGTCTCGTTCGGCCATCACGCCACCTTTCTGAATGTCTTGCTGCGATCCGGCCAATACTCGATACCGCCTCGCTTACCCTTGCGCTCCTGATAGTGCAGCCGTCCGGTCTTCAGCAGCCGCGCCATCCTCTTGATGCGCTGCGCCTCGGCCTTGGACGGTTTGCGCCGCCCCATGCCGAAGTCAACAACGAATAGATTCTCGATGCTCGCGCCGTCCAGGGCATCGGCCACCGATTCACCCGCGTCCAGATCACGCCCCAGTCCGAACGACACGATTGACGATCCGGTGTTGATCGACTCGTCGCCGAATCCGTGCAGAACGACACTCATGTCAGTTTGTCCCGGCGTTCGGCGCCGCGGCCTCGATACGGTTGCGTGCCGGGCACATCCTCATAAATCGGCCCCTGCCAGATAGGAGTCGTGTTGTCGTTGTCGTAGATGGTCAGCAGCCCGGTTGCGGGGTCGGTGGTCATTTTGTTGATCCAAATCTTTTGCAGTTCGTCCACCCTCGCGTCCACGATAGCGGTGATGTTGGCAAGATCGGTTGA